ATGTGTGACGCGATCGACGGTATGTTTCTTGATGAATTTTACCTTGGAAAGAACAACCGAGGCCGAGCTTATGACCGCATCGACATTGCCCTGCGGGAGTCAAACATTGACGCCTTTATCGACAAGGCTACAGAACACCAAGAAAGCCAAGACCGCAAACAGCGTGAACGACTAGAGAAGATCGAACAAGAAGCGGAGCAGGCACGCCAGGCTAACGAGTACCGGAAGCGTGGAGCGTCTGCAAGGGATGCGTTGAGAGAAGCACTTAAAAGGCACTGATTGCCAAACGGCTGGCCTCCGACTGCCTGCGGGCTATATCGGGCTACGTGTTGCGATGCAGTGGAGCAGATGGTTTAGCCCTCGCTCCTGGGGCGCAACATTGAAATAACTGCATGCGAATGCCGACGGGTTCAGCCAACGTCGATAATAAGCTCCCTTATTTCCTACTGGTTTTTGATCAGACGCCAGTGGGGGTAAGGGGGCATTTCACCTTAAGGTTAACCAATTCGATGACATGTAAGAACAGAAGTTGCTGGATGAATCATGCAAGCTGGCGCAAGCGATGGGTGGAAAAAGAAAAAGCATACAAAGTTAATTGTTGCTGTGGCGTTTTCATTGGATATTCGAGAGAAGAAAAAAGGCCGAAAAAAAAGGCGAAAAAAAAGGCGAAAAAAAATGATTGATGGCATTCAATGCAAGAGATGTGGCCAAGCTGACACCTTCGACGTTTTGTGTGTTTCCTGTGATAACGAAACCAGCGACCGCATTTGCCGATTCTTTAACCTGGCAAAAGCAGCACAGGAAAAGGGTCAGCAGTTATCAAAAAAGCCGCAAGACCAAATAGACGTTGAGCGTGTCATTAAGTGTGGCCGCGAGTGGGAAGGCTATATGCACCTGGCGAAGTTGCAAAACCAAATGTTCTACGACAATGAATTCATGAGCAAGCAGGTTGAACACGCCGTATTTAATGATCCATCGCTTTTTAAATACATCGGACGGGATCAATGAACAGATTTGAAGAGTCAGACTCAAATGACAAGACGCTGCTCGATGCCTACGACGCAATAGCACCGAACAATGACATATTGCATGAATTTTTAATTCAAGATGACAACAGCGTTTTTAGGCACTTTGAAATTGAAAAGCTAAACGAACTGCGGGAGCAAAACAAAGAAACGATAGAAGAATACAGGAACCGCTTTGAACGAGTTATCGAAATACATTTGCGATTTGCAATGTTTGAATATTTATTAACCGAACGCATTAAAGAGCTTGAAGGCGACTATGAAACGCCAGAACAGTAAACACTCAAAGGGAAATGAATGAACTATAAAGAATTTATTTTATCAAAATCTCAGACACAGGAGCAGTTTGGATTTGATGCCACAGACATGCATGAGTGGCTTTACGACTTCCAATCTGAACTCGTCAGATGGTCATTGCATCTCGGCCGATCTGCAATTTTTGCTGATTGCGGTCTCGGCAAAACAGCGATGCAGTTAAGCTGGGCAGATAAAGTTGCAAAAAAAAACAATAAGCCAGTTTTGATTTTAACGCCGCTGGCAGTCAGTAGGCAAACCGTCTTAGAGGCTGATAAATTTAGCGTCAATGCATTACGAAGTAGCGACGGCACTCACAGCAGCGATATTGTTGTCACAAATTACGAGCGGCTGCACTATTTTAACCCAAGCGATTTTTCTGGATGTGTCTGCGACGAAAGCAGTATTTTGAAAAGCTACAGCGGCAGCACACGCAATGCCATAATTGACTTCATGAAGCCGATAAAATTTAGGCTTTTGTGCAGTGCAACACCGAGCCCCAATGATTACACCGAGCTTGGCAACAGCGTAGAAGCGTTAGGCATTATGAGGCGTGTCGAAATGCTTGCTACTTATTTCATACACGACGGCGGCAACACTGCATCATGGCGATTGAAGGGCCACGCAAATGATCCATTCTGGCGATTTGTCGCTAGCTGGTCGAGAGCTATCCGCAAGCCGTCTGATATTGGGTTTGACGATCGAAAGTTTGTGTTGCCAAAATTAGAAATAAGCGATCACGTTTTAAAAAGCGAAGCTAGGCCAGGCATGCTGTTCCCTACTGAAGCCACAAGCCTGCAAGACCAGAGATCAGAAAGGAAGATGACAATTAAAAGCCGATGCAGCACTGTTGCAGACATTGCAAACAGTAAAAAAAGCTCATTCGTCGCTTGGTGCTCGCTAAACGCTGAAAGCAGCCTTCTAGCAAAAGAGATGCAGGATTGTGAAGAGATAACAGGCTCGCAAACAGATGAAGAGAAAGAAGAAAAAATAGAGGCGTTCCAATCAGGTCAAATAAAGCGGATTGTGACGAAGCCAAGCATGGCTGCATTCGGATTGAATTGGCAGCACTGTTCGCGGATGTCATTTTTTCCATCGCATTCACATGAGCAGTTTTATCAAGCGGTCAGGCGTTGCTGGCGATTTGGCCAGAAAAAATCGGTGCAAGTCAGCATCGTCACTACAGAAGCAGAGGCTGCTGTGCTTGAAAATTTGAGAAGAAAAGAAAAGCAGGCACAGCAGATGTTTCAGCTTATTGTCGACAACATGAGATCGTTTTATAGCAATAAGCCAAGCAATTACATAACAGGCGAAACAATGGAGGCTCCATCATGGTTGAGTTAATTGGTCAAGAAGTCAGCGACAATTTTGCTCTATACAATGGCGATTGCTGTGAGGTTATTCAAGGCATACCAAGCGACAGCGTAGGTATGAGCGTTTTTAGCCCACCATTCGCTGACCTATATTCGTACTCGAATTCCGAGCGTGATATGGGCAACTCTAAGGATTACGGTGAATTTTTTGATCACTTCTCAAATCTAATAAGAGAACTATATAGAGTCCTGATTCCTGGCAGGATTGTTGCTGTACATTGCATGGACTTGCCATCTATGAAGGAAAAAGACGGGGTTATAGGAATTAAGGATTTTACTGGCGACATTGTGAGAGCTTTTCAGTCAGAATCGTTTATATACCACTCTCGCACGCTTATATGGAAAGATCCGCTGATTGAAGCCACTCGCACTAAAGCGATAGGATTGATGCATAAGCAATTGCAAAAAGACTCTACAAGATCACGCTGCGGATTGCCTGATTATGTGCTTGCATTTAGGAAACCTGGCGACAATCCGCTGCCAGTTGATCACCCTGACGGCCTAACATCATACGCCGGATCTGACGATCCAGGCGGATCTGGCGTGAAGCGTAGCCACAATATATGGCGCAGATATGCCTCTCCGGTTTGGATGGACATTAGACAATCGAACACGTTAAACAAAAAAGGCGCACGAGAGGAAGATGACGAGAAGCACATTTGCCCATTGCAGCTCGACGTAATAGATCGCTGCTTGACGCTTTGGAGCAAGGCTGGTGAGACAATCTTGACACCATTCATGGGCATTGGGTCAGAGGTCTATTGCTCTATAAAATCAGATCGGAAGGCTATAGGCATAGAGCTAAAAAGCAGCTATTTCAATCAAAGTTTAAAAAACGCACAAAAGGCACAAAATGACCTTAAATCATCCCAGCCATTGTTTTAAAATGCAGACAAAGAAAATGTCGGCGATTGAATCAGTTGCTAATATTGGAGTTGGCTACAGCTTATCAATTTTAGTTCAGATTGCAGTTTTCCCTGCGTTTGGATTTGAATTAAAGATATCGCAAAACATGGCTATCGCTTTAATTTTTACACTTATAAGCGTTGCGAGGTCATACACATTAAGGCGAATGTTTAACTTTATAAGCTCATTATGAAACGCCAGAACAGTAAACACTCAAAAAGGAACAGAGAATATGCAAGACAACGGCAAAAATGGCTTATTGGCAAACGGTGTGCAGTGTGCAACCGGTACTGGGCAACCGAAGTCCACCACATCGCAGGCAGGAACGCGAAAGCCCGCGACAGCATTGCGGCGATGTATGAAGACCCTCGCAATTGGTTGCCTGTTTGCGGTGCTTTTTGCAACGACTGCCACGGAAGGGTCGACAAAGAAAGCCCTGCCGTGCTGGCGTGTGCGGCAAAGATGCGAAGAGGCGAACTCGACATTATTTTTCTTCGCTCCTTACGTCCGGGCAGACGTTTCGCGTTTCCGCTGTCGGAGCTGCACCAGGCGATGGATGATTTGGAGGCGATGAGTTGAAGCACATAGTAAAGACTTGCAATAGATGCAACCAAGAACATTCGGAGATAGGGGTTTGTCCTAACTGCGGTTGCCCTGAGTTTCGAGTAAAGGAAGATTGAGTTGAAACACATCACCTGGCTTTTATTGTTTGCGATCATGTTCGGCGGTATTGCC